GTTTGAGTTGTTTATAAAATTCGTACTACCGACTAGTTTCAAAGCTCTTAATATGGACAGTCTGTTTGTACCCTCTGTATTATTACTTGGGTCACCTGCTAGATATGCGTAGGTCAATCTTGGATTTTCGTAAATAGTGGGTGCAACCCCTTGTCTATTGAAATGTGCTCCAGTACCGCTAACTCTTACTTGAGCTAATGTGTTTAATTCACTATATGTTTGTGTAACTGGCAGCACTACATTGCCTAATGATAAGCCAGCAAACTCTAATGCTTGTGGTACTTGTGTTCTTGGATTAGTTAATCCTAAACCCTTCTGCTTCTCTATAAAGGTTGTACCGCGTGGTTTATCTTTAAAAAAAGCTTCTATTCTTCTTACATCTATTGCAGCTGATATTGTTGCATCGCCACCCTCCACCAATTGTGTTATAGAACCACCCCTAATTGGAAAATCTAAACTTGTTCTATTAGCACTGTAGTATGTTGCAAATGGATCGGCTACATTACCGTTGTCTATTGGTGCTTGTATAAAAGGCTGCCCGCTATATCCACCACCCGGTCTATCACCTGTATCAGGCTGACCGTATTTAAGGCTTGTTAGATTGGTTCTAAAGTTAATTAATGGCATCTTATATTCGGTTAGCTGCTTTTAAATAATTCAAATACGTTGGCTGTGGTAATGAGTTAAAGGTTATGTCAATTGGATCTAAGATGGGTGGTATTATCTCTGATCTATCTGGGACTGAGTAACCTCTTATCACAGCAGCTACGTTTTGAGGTACTCCCTCGAACTTACCTGTTGGATTTGTTTTACCACGCTTACTTAATTTTGAGTTAGGTATTTGTCCTAGTAATGTATCAGTAGCACCTGGCGTTTGATCATGTACTCCTGATGTGATTACTCTACCGTCGTTACTTAAATTTGTATCAGCTGCTTGTTGTGCTGCTGATTGCTGAGTTATTGGTGGTGTGGACGGTACTGGGTTGCTGTTGCCGAAGATAGGACTTGGATTCACATTCGTGTCCATTGGATCCGGTAGTATGAACGCATTAACTAGTCCTAGGTTGGTATCTGTACTTTGATCTGTTATTCTTGGCATAGTTATCCTATTTTAGGTGTGATAAATTGTTGATGCATTTCTATTGTAAGCTACTGCTACTTCACGACCATCTATCTGTACTGATTGCTTTTGATTAATCATTGCTGCTAATAACTCGTTAGTTTTCTTTTGTGCATCCAGCTGATCTTTTATTACTGATATTGAATTAGCTCCTAGGTAAACTTCACCCTTATCGACTTTTGCCATACCCGTCTCCGTTACAATGCCGCCATCTGCTAGTCCAATACCACCGCTTACTGCTCTTATTCCACCTGTAAACATTCCGGTGCCGCTTGATACAGTTTCTGATAAGCCTTTGAACATATCACCATACTTATTACTAAAGATGCCAGCAAAATCACCTATCATCGCAAGCGTTCCTGATATTATTTGACCTACTGTATCAATAGCTTGTGCAAGTCCACTTAGAACGGATTTAATGAAGCCGTTTACTCTTTCAGGCTTTGTTAAAAAATCAAAGATCTGAGATTTTTCTATAAAATCAATAAACGTTTGTTTAATTTTTTCCATAACAGCTGCTAATTTTTCAGCTATTGAAATTTGCGTGTAACTTGCATACATCTCTTCTCCCAACATTTCTTTTAACTGTTGCTTACCCTTTACTGTTTTATTAAGTATGTTAAAGTTAGCTAGTGCATCTTTTTGATTAGTTGCACTCAGCTTATTATACATTTCTTGTTTTGTCAACACATCTGCTAAGCTATCAGCTGTCATATTCACTGCAGCTGCTATTGCCTCTTGTTTGAATCTGTCCATTTCGAGAAACTCACTAGCAGTCCCAACATTCTTAGCAATCTCAGCAGACAATTCCGCATATCTATTATTCATAGCGGCGTCCCTTGCTTTTGTTAGATTCATCTCTTTTCCACTAATTACCTGTGCTTCAAATTCCTTTGATATACTGCTTTCAAAATCTAAAAAGCCGCCTGCTGTATCACGTAGCTCTTTCAAATCAAATCCGAGTACCTTAACCTTCATCATTGTACTTGCTATCTTGCCTGGAAATTTAGCAAACTCCAATCCTAGTACTCCTGATAGTTTAGCAAGGTCTCCCATTACATTACGGAAGTTAAATGATATGCCTGTCATTTTCTTAACATATCCAACTTGTCCCATTAGCTCCTTAGTAAGACCTTCTGCGTTCTTACCTGTAATTATACTTAATTGAGCTATCTTTTCTCTTGATTGTAATTCAAATCCTGCAATGTCTTTTAATTTAACATCGTTTTCTAGAATGCTTCTAGACATTATATTATTAACACCTAAAGCTTCGGAGAGCTCCACTTGCTGCTCAAGCAATCTTGTCTGATTAACGACTATGTTATTAGATGATAAGGATATTTGTTGAAACTCAGCTCTTATCCCTTGTGCTGCTTTGAGTGAAATTCCTTGATTTCTTGCGAAATTTACCTGTGCTTGGTTGATACCCAAAATAGCTTGTAATAGTGTATTAAATCCTTTTACCGCCATGCTGATATATCCACCCACTACTGGTATGAGATCTGTAAAGCCTGTGATGAGATTAGTAACACCGTCCATCATGCTTGTGACACCTTTTCCAGATGCCTTACCACCACCAATGCCGTAGCCACCGCTATCAATTAAGGCGGCAGCTTCGCTCAGTGGTGCAGTTAACCCATCCATCACTGCTTTTTTTACTGCCTGAAATGGTGCTGCTAATGCTTTTACTTTTGCTATTAAAAGTCCTGCTATTGCTCCGTACGGACCTGCTGCTGCAAGTGCTGCTTCTGATCCACCCCCTCCCTCGCTTGCCAGCTCGCCTGTATTAGCTCCACCCCCTGCTTTTGCACGTGCTAGATCAATACTTTTTTGCTTAGCTTCTTTAGACCTAAATAGATCGGCTATCTTACCACCTAACCCTCGTTTTTTATTAATATCTTCTACTAAGTTCTTTTCTGCTTCAAGAGCTGCTTTTTGTTTAGCTGCTGCTGCTTCTTGCATTCGTAAATAACCACCATGAGTTTTCATTAAATACTCTAAGTTAGCTTTCTCCGCTGCCATTAACCTCTTTGTGTTCGCTATTTGCTGTTGATTACCGTTTCTTCTGTAGTTAACTAAATCTTGCTCTAATCTCTTTATCGATAAGATGGAGGTCTGTGTGTCTCTAGAGTTTTTTGCTTCTTGTCCTTGCAGCTTGTTAAGCTCTCTCATAAGACTAGCCTGCTCTTTGGTAGCTCTATTTATCTGCTTTTTGACCTTTAAAATATTGGACCAAGAAAGTTGCTCCTTCTCTATGCGTCCAACATCTGATGGATCTACGTTGGGATTAGACGGTCTTCCCGCTGGTCCTGGATTTTGAGATGTTGCCATGTTAATCTAGTTCTTGTGTAAATAAATAGCTATTTTCTAGATTTTACTGTCGATGTGTAAGTCGGCTTAGCTACGACCTCTTCCTTACCCTTCATTGTAGGTGGTTTGCTAATTTTAGGTTTATCTGCAGTTATGATTTCTCTTTCTTCACGAGCTTCTTTAACCTTCTCTAAATGCTCGTTTATAAAGCGAAGATTAAGCCTCCTCTCGGAAACTGACATACTCATCACCTCCGACCAAGTGAAGCCACCTCCGCCGTGATAAACTAGCTCAAACACCTCTCTTTTGTAGACCGCTCTATACTCAGTTCCTGGGAAAAAAAAATTCAGCCGTTAAAGGTAGTGTATCCGTGACTTCTGTGCCGTTGGATAACTTGAAGTCTACCGTGAGATCGATGTCTGGAGTAATACTCGTAATATAGGATCTAAGTGCATTAGAATCCCTAGCAAGCATTATCGTATCTACAAAGTCTCTTACTGACTTGGCGTTGTAGTCGCCGTTTATTGAAGTTATTTGGTGCTTTAAACGTGTTGTTAATTCACCGGTCTGTATGTTTGCTTTTTTAAGACCTTTTAGTTCCTGGTCTATCTTTTTTTCATCTCCTACTGTAAGTAGTTTTACAGTTACCACATTCTTAGATGCTGGTAGCTCGAAAGTAAATTCATTCTTATTGTTGTATAGACTGTGGTCTACTACTTTATCCTTAATCTGTTGTAAATCGATTGTGATCTGCTCTCTGTTTTCTGTTTCAGGATCTTGATACTCGAAAGTATAGGTTGATCCGTATCCTAAAATTCTTGCAGCAATCAATAGTGCATTTCTATCACCTAACAACAAGTCCTCATACTGGATTGGTGACTTGATTAATGCTTGAAGCATTTTCTCAATTGCTAAACCTTGTCTTAATAAATTTGCATTTGTTAGGATATCTTCCTCTCTTGCTGTCATATACTTCATTTCTACTGTACCCGATGAGAGTGGATTTTCTGTTTCGTAAACTTTTCCTTGTGATGGAAGTGTAACTGTTTCTGTTGGGAGAGCTATTTTTTCAGCCATAATCTTTATTTGTTTATTATAAATATATACGAATTAGGTTTTACAATAAAAAAACCCCTCTTTTTTTGAGAGGGGCTATTATAAGTTAGTTTATTTTATTAAACTGCGTAGGTAATTATTACAACACCGTTTCCACCACTTCCACCGGCTCCCCAGTTACTTGCTTGATCTGATAATGCTCCACCTCCACCTCCGCTTCCGGATACGCCATTTCCACCGTTACCACGTACACCACCGCCACCGTTTCCGCCTATGCTAGATCCACCAGCTCCACCTGCACCCGGTCCAACATTTACATCACCACCACCACCGCCACCGGCTGCATATGCTTTTGAAGTACCGTCTTGTAAAAAATAAGACTTACCTGCACCGCCTGCACCGCCACTCCAAATAAGGAATGGAGCATTCCAAGTTGATGTAGCCGGATTACCTACTGCTGTAGCACCACCGCCACCAGCTCCTGATCTTCCTCCTTGCAATCCACCCGCTGATCCACTGTCTGCAAATATAGCAGATCCTGATGGGTTACCACCACCTCCTGATGCACCGTCTCCACCTGCAGGTTGTCCGCCGTATCCACCACCTGATCCTGTGAAGCTAAGAACTGCGTCGACACCACCTTGAAAGCTGGTTACTGTTGAGCCTGTTACAAATCTAAAACTATTTCCTACTGTACCACCTATACTCGCTGTTAAATTAAGGTTTCCACCAGGATGATTAGCAATTATATTAAAGCTCGATGATAACGAATTAATTTTAGCAGCTAGATTTGAGGTTGTTGCTGTTACTCCTGAAGCTGATACAACATAGTAATTTGGAAATACGTCTACTTGAGTAGTACTTCCTGTTATATAAAACCTACCAGCTACCGATCCCGTTAATTGGATGTATGTGCCATCTGCCCATGAAGTTATAGTTACTGAGGCTGTTGCGAAATTTGATTGTTGAGCAAAGCTGGATGTACCACCGTTAGTTGATCCTATTGCTGGGTAGTTGCCGCCTTGACCTCCTGCACCAACTACTGCATTCCATATAGGGTAAGTGGTTGTCATTATGTAGGAACTTGTGTAGAATATACCACCAGCACCACCACCATTTCCACGGGTAGTAGCATTTGATTCGCCACCACCCCCTAAAGCTCCACCGCCTCCGCCTCCTACAACTAATACCTGAATGGCTTGTGTACCAGTTCCGGTAATTGTAAGATTTCCTGTGCTTGTAAATGTATGCGATTTATAATTAACAGCTCCTGATGTGAAGGTTGTTTCAGTGCCGCCTGATAGTGTTAAGGCCATGATTTTTGATTTAGTGGGTTATGTGTTAATAAATAGTTTTTAAAATAGAAAACCCCTCTTTTTGAGAGGGGCTTAGTAATATTTGTAAATTGATTAGTAGTTTAAAATACAATAATCCATTCCAATTCCAAGTTCGATTGTGATCGCATCTTGGTTAGACCAGTCATAAGATCCGAAGTTAGATGTCTTAATGAAGGCTCCTTTGATGATCCACTCACTAACCACATCACCCACCGGTCCTAAAATAGATAGGTTTAAATCCTTTTTATAGAAGTCTGAATAGCCATCACGTCCTGTTACAGATTCGTGAGATAGACGAATCCACTCCATTACAGCCTGCTGGCCAGAAGGAGAGATTGGATTATAGAGGTTAAGAGTCATATCTTGCCACTCGGCTTTTCCTTTTATCTTACGATACACGTTGATATGATCTAACTTAACTTCGTTTAAGTTTATGTTTGGAGCTGTTGCACTTTTAATCATGAAGGATGGGATACCATCAACATACATGATAAAGCGGTTCTGAACGGTCGGTTCATACGCCGTGAACATTATTTCGTTTGGATCTAATACTGGCATGTTATTACTTTTAAATAAATAGTACTGTTATTATTTTTTAGTTTTCCCTATCTTTACTAATTGCGCAGCTGTCTTAGCAGCATCTTCTTCTGAAAACCCAGCCTTCATAAGATCTTTTTTTAGATCCTCTTCAGTACCCATTTCTGCTCCTCCGAACATATCATCACTACCCATGTGATCATCATCGTCATCAAAATCGTTGTATTCTTCTACCTTTTTCATTTTTTCGGTAGATTCCTCCATTGCCTTCATTTTATCGGTTTTGCTAACTTCTGGAGATTTTTTAGCTTTTGGTGTCTTTACGGCTTCTGTGTAAGCACCACCAGACATATCCATCTTTTTAGCTTCTGCGATGATTTGTTTGCTTAGGGATTCGAATAGCTGCTTTGATAGACGAATTCTAACTTTTGTGTTGTTGTTCATTGGTTATTGTTTTGTCTTACGGTTGACCAAAGGTTACTCCAGTTGGTAAGATGTTAAAGTCTAATTGAATAAATTCTGCTGTTCTAGTTGGTTGTAAGTAAATAGCACCTACTAACAAGTTTCTATCGATTACATCTGGCGTGTTGTTAGTGTCATCCATTACAACTCTGAAGGAGAACAAACCTTGTCTTTGTTGTACATACTGTAGGTATGGATTAACTTGAGATAAGAATCTGTTTCTTGTTACAGCTGTGTTTTGTTCGAAGACTAATGTTTGAGCAATTTGACCAATGTAACTCTTAAGAGCAATCAATAGTCTTCTTACGTTTACTCTATCAAGTGCTGATGCACGAGCTTGTAAAGTCTTTTGACCGTAGATTACTGTTCCTTGTCCTGGGAATACTGCGATTGGGTTTACTTTTGCAGTATACAATATGTTTCTTTGACCTACTGTTAATCTTCTTTCAGGTTGGATTACTGTTGGTAGACCACCTCTGTTAAGACCTGCAGGTGCAAACCACTCAGCAGATACCTTATCATTGTATTCATATACAGCTGGTACAATCGTAGAAGCTGGAACGAAATGTAGTTTACCTGTCTCAGTTGATCTTACCTGTACCCATGGCCAGTATGTAGCACCATATGAATTATCGTAGCTTTGTGCTGCTGATGTAGTAGTTGTAATTGATGAATTATATCCAACCACATCAACTACTGCAATAGCATCTCCGCGATCTTGTACTGTACCTAATAGTGCACTTATTTGTGACGGTGCGTTTTGACTGGTGATACCAGGTGCGTAGATTGATTTATATAAATATGAATCTTTATTCGCTAGTAAGTTAATTGCTAGATCGTAATCACCTGCAAACAAGCCTTGTGTATTATTTGCTGCTGTTGTTGCTGGTACTGTTGGAATGTCCTCGAATAAATTTAAAGGCTGTACTCCAAAGCATCCGTACAAAGGACCGTTAGCACCACCGAAGGATCCGTTAAAAGAACCACTACCGTTTCTAGGAATAGATCCTGTATAAGCTGGTTGTGGTTGTCCGTTTGGAGTTAGGTAATTCGGTGTTGGGTAGTTAACTTGCTTAACTCTAACATAGTTTGATGAGTTAGGATAGCTACCAGTTGTTTGTAAATATGCTTGACCGTATTCATCTACCAGTACAGTTTGAGTTTGGTTACCAATGATGTACTCAATGTAGTTATTTTGATTTGGATCCAACGATAAGTTAGTCCAAGTTTCTAACACAGTTTGTGAGTTGGTATAATCATCACCTCTTCTGATCAATAATGTAAAGTATCCAGAAGCTGAGTCAGCTTGTGCAACTTGCCATCTAACGTTTGATGCAGATCCTGATGGTAGTATTCCGTTTTGGTTTACTGCAGCTGATGATGAAAAACTGTTGTTCATTACATCACCTACAGATAAAGTTTCAAGTACGAAAGCGCCATCTGTTGCACCTGCAATGTTATTTGGAATTACTGACGATGTTGCTGGTGTGTATGATCCACTAGCTACCCTAGTTACCAATAACGAAGTACCACCTTGCTGAAAATAGTTGTAGGCTGCTTGAGAAGTTAAATACTCTCTAGTAGTACCTCCAGAAATGAAGGTAGTACCAAACCTAGCTCTATATTCAGAGTAAGATGTTACTAAGGTTGGAATGTTGGGTTTACCTACTACTGTAGGTCCAATCAAAGCTGCGCCAACGTCAATTGGGCCTGCTGTTATTTGAGAAAGATCGTTTTCTCTAAGAAATACGCCTGGTGAGATTAGTGCTTCTGCCATTTTATTATTTTATTTCTACTAATAAATAGCTATTACTAGTGGCAAAACCTAATTTATTATAAAGCTGTATTTTAGTTTGCTTCAATTGGAGTAATTTCACCTGTTTCAACGTTGATTGATCCGTCTCCGTACTTCTCTCCTAACGTTTTCATAAGTGCTTGTTGTGTGTCAACATTGCTCTTAATTGCTACTTTTAGGTTGTCTAACTCTAAATCAATTAGCGTTTTTTGATAGTGAATCTCACCTAGCATAGCTGCTAAGCGGTTAGCTTCTGTTCTGTAGTTTTGGAATTGACTTAATTCTTCTGCTGTAAGTTGTTTTTTATCCATTGTTTTGTTTTTTTGTAACTTGAGTTTTAGGTTTTTTTGTTGTTGGTGTTTTTGTTTTCTTAGGAGCTTTCATAATTGGAGCATCAGTTTTTTTAACTGGCTCTACAACTGGAGTTGACTCTTCTGTAGTATTCTCTATTGTTATCTGAGATGATACTACTGGTTTCTTAGCAGCTAACTTTGCAATAATGCCTGCTACTGCTAATACGGCGATAAGTACAAGAACGAATGACATAGTAGTTTGTTTATTTAATATAAATATATACGATTAAGAGAAAACGACCAAATCTTTTTAAAAAGTTGCTATAATTACTAAGCCGTCGCCTCCTTTACCTCCACGACCTCCCGCCGCTCCTACTCCAGGCCCTCCTGCTCCTCCTCCGCATCCAAATGCACCATCTCCTCCATTTCCACCAACTCCCGCATTATTACCGCCTCCACACGCTCCTCCTGTTCCGTAGAAAGGCTTCCAACTCCATATTCCACTACCTCCTGCCGCTCCTGTATTAGCTCCTCCAGCTGGTATGGTTGGAGTCGTAAATACAGAGAAGTTAGCAGTTAGTATTCCTGCTCCTACAGCATTTGTTCCACCTCCTGGGTGTCCGCCTCCTGCTGATAATGTATAAACTGGATATGCTGAGATGTTCGTAGTCGATGTACTTGTTCCTCCTGTTGCTGACCAAGTTGCTAGGTTTAATAGATATGCGTTTATTATTCCTGCTGTTGTTTCCCCACTTCCCGCTACTGTTGCTGCTGCGTTACCTGACGTACATACTATATTCATTGTATTACCTGAGCTAGCTGATACCGCTACAAAACTCTTGTTTCCTGCTCCTCCTTGATTTGCTGCTGATGTTGATGTTGTACCTGCTCCACCAGCTCCACCTGGACCTGGCTGCACGTATAAAGTATCGGGTAGTACATTTGCTGGAAATAATGCTTTTGTTATACCTCCACCACCACCACCGTTAACCGATATAGCTGATATTGTAGATCCTGATACTCCGCCTGACCCGCCAGATCCTCCTCCGATACACATTATCCAAACAAAGTTACAGTTTCTTGGCTTATTCCAAGTTTGCCAGGTTGTAGTTCCTTGTGAGTAAAATACTTTTATACCTTCTTGTTGATTCGGTATATTGAATACATCTAACATACTTTTAAAAACTTGTTGTTGTTGTTATAATTACTATTCCGCTACCTCCGTTTCCTCCATTACCTCCTAAAGCACCGCCTCCGCCTCCACCACCACCGCCTGAACCGTATGATCCATCACCTCCTCTACCTCCGGTAGTTGTGCTACCAGCACCGCCAGTTCCTCCCATAAAAGATAGTACTGGTTCAGTTATTATCGGTCCGTTAGATCCGTTAGGAGCGGTGACTCCTGTTGCAGCTAATGGGCCTGGTATAGCTGGGAAGTATCCATTTGCTACGTAGCCCCCACCTGCAACTTGAGCACCTCCTCCACATCCGGCTAACGTTATTGAAATCGGGGTTATACTAGTTCCAGCACTTACAGCTCCACCAAGTACACCAGCTGCCCCAGCAATAGCTGTAAAACTTGCTATATTCAAGAAAATAGCACCTGCAACTGTTGCTATTGTTTCTCCAGCTCCACCACCATTACCTGCAGCACCTCTAGCAGATGTTATGCCTGATGTACATACTATGTTTGCTATAGACGATGCATCTGGAATTATACAAATATTTGATTTCTCAGCATTTTGAGCTGGGTTGAATGTTGAGGTAGAACTTCCTAGACTACCGGATCCTCCAGCTCCTATATAAACATATAATAAGTCTGGTAGCACGGATGCTTGATAGTATGCGCGAACTACACCACCTGCTCCACCGCTACCGCCACCAGTACCTCTTGCTGTAACTCCTGTCACTGCTCCTCCAGCTCCACCACCTCCTCCACCAATGCATAGTATATTTACAAACTTAGCTCCTCTTGGTTTTACCCATGTTACCCAAGATCCTGCATTTGTGAATGTTTGTGTATTTACGTTACCGCTATTTCGAAAATATGATAAATCTAACATTTACAATATTGTTGTTATTATTACTAGTCCATCACCGCCCTTACCCCCTCTACCGCCAGCTGTCACGCCAGCGCCACCACCGCCGCCACCTGATCCGTATCCACCATTCCCTCCAGTCCCTCCAGTACCTCCAACTGCTACTGTCCCTCCACCTCCTGCTCCGCTCATGCTACAGAGTGGGTTCAATGATGCATACCCTGATTCAGCAGATCCTGATTGAGGACCTCCATTTACATTTGCAGTTAGAACTGCAGTTGCAGCTGTGTTAGTGCCTCCGTTTCCAAATGTACCTGCCGTCCCGTTTTTAAACCCTCCACTTGCACCTCCCATCGCTAAGTTGTTTGATGCAAAAGCGGCTGATCCATTACCTGCTGTTATTAATCCGGTTATGCCGTTTACACCTGCAACTGGTATAATACTCAATCCTATCGTAGCTCCTAAAATAGTATTTCCAGGTACTACTGCAATTAGACCACCTGTACCTCCTGTTGCGTTACCGCTTGCACCGGCATTTCCACCGCTTCCTCCATTTGTATTGCCTGATGATAAGATGCCTGGGATTATTGCGTTAGTTGGCGCTATGGAAACAATACTAATAGTACCGCCACTCCCATTGCCACCGCTCGCTCCACCTGCTCCACCTGCCCCTACCTGGATATATAAAATGTCGGGTAGTAGGAATGCTGGGTAGAATCCTCTGCAGTATGCTGCTGATCCACCTCCGCCGCCTCCTGATCTAGTTGTGGCTCCGGTTGCAAAGCCACCGCCTCCACCACCGCCTCCGCCGCCCATAGCAAATATTTGTAGGAACTTAGCTCCACGTGGTTTTTTCCACGTCTGCCAAGCACTTCCCATTGTGTAAAATATTTGAGAGGTTGTTTCAGTTGCAGGTATATTAAATATATCTAACATAAACTAGTTTATGGTTGTTGTGCGCAAGCTGGCGGTTGTGCGTATCTATCTATTAAATGAAATGCTACTGGTAGTCCAATTTCATTACAATCTTTATCGATTGCTTTTACAAAGACTTGCCAGTCATCTTCTACTACATAGTAAAATTCAGGGTCTTGTAATGTTCCTGTATCATCATGTGATAATATATAATGCATATTGTATGAGTTTTATTATGGTGTTGTATAAGATCCTCCTACTGCTGATGCATACCAACCGCCGCCTGCTGATTGAGCTGTTGCAAGCGTTGCTAATATTCTATATCCGGCTGGTAATGCTGCGTTTACTGGTAATTCGTATACTGCTGTTGCGGCTGTTTGAGTTGCTGATGTTAGCGGTAACGTAATTTCATCGAATAATACGTTGTTTGCTGCACTGCCCGTTGCTTGACCGTTATTAATGAATATACGAGCTGCTGTTGCTGTAGTAGATCCTGATGCTTTGAATCTAACTCTCTGTACAAAGCTTCCTGAAATAGAGGCTGAGAAGACTATTGCTGCGTTAGCAGCTGTTGCATCGTACGTAGAGTTTACCGCTGTTAATACAGTTGTCCACTGTATATCTCCTACTCCTGAGTAAATTGGTGCTGTGTTTAATGCCATAATTGTTTATATTTAAAATAAGTTTGAATATCCTATTGCTATTGCTACTACTTTACCTTGTGATAAGCCTCCTCCACCTCCACCAGTTGAATTAATTGTCACATCTCCTGTTCCTGACGGACCTGTGGAAGTTATTGATATATTTGTTCCTGCTACGATT